TTACGCTTTTAGAACGTAATTTAAAAGTTTTACATTCGCCTCGTTAATAGTGTTAAAATCTCTTTTTATATATAATTCCGTTACTCTTAGTGATGGGTCAGTGTGGTTTAGCATGTCATTTACAATATACTTGCTTATTTTTACGTCATTTACGGAAATTGTAGCCATAGAGTGCCTGGCAGAATAGAATTGTAAACGTTCAATGCCGAGTTCTCTCCCTATTTCCTTTAGCCCGATGTTTATGGCACGGTTGAAACCCTCCATAGTTGCAAAGCGTTCCGAGAAGTTAAATACACGCTCTTTACCCTTGTATTTCTCAACTA